CAAGAGCTTCATCGACATGATCAAGGGCGATGACAGCTACAAGGCCCTGTCTTCGAATTCGGCTAATCGTGCCGAGATCGAGGTCACCAAGTCTGATCTGGCCGCCATGAAGGAAGTGAAGGTCACCAGCACCGGTGTTGTCGCGCCGGTATATGACACCACCATCCAGCCAGGCATTCGCCAAGAGCTGAGAATCCGCGACCTGCTCACCGCTATCCCGGTCACTGGCCAGAACTACACCTACTTCCGTGAGAAGCTGCATACTCGCGGCGCCGGCATGGTGGCAGAGGGTGGCACCAAGCCAACCAGCGACGTGACTTTTGAATCGGCAACCGATCGCGTCAAGAAGATCGCGGTCTGGATGCCAGTGACCGAAGAAGCGTTGGCCGACGTTCCCCAAATGCAGGGGTATATCCAGGAACTGCTGCGCTACGACCTGAAGCTCGAAGAAGAGAATCAGATCCTCAAAGGCGATGGTACTGGCGAAAACCTGAACGGTCTCATGACCCAGGCCACCATCTACGACGCCAACTTGACCAAAGCAGGCGATACCTCGATCGACATCGTGCGCCGCGGCATCTATCAGGTTCGCAAGCAATCGAAGCTGTCCGCCGATGGCGTCGTGATGAGCGAGCTCGATTGGATGAATATCGAGCTGCAAAAGGACGGGGAAAACCGCTACCTGTTCGCCAACCTGCAGGGCCTGGTCACACCGATCCTCTGGGGTCGTCCGGTCATTACCTCGGACAGCATGGACGAGGGTGATGCCGACTCTGGCGGCGAGTTCCTGATCGCCAACTTCGCCCGCGCTGCAATCCTCTTCGACCGCATGAGCTATCTGTTCAAAATGGGCCTGATCAACGACATGTTCATTAAGAACATGATCGCGCTGCTGGCTGAAGAGCGTCTGGGCCTCGGCGTGCGCCGCAAAGAAGCCCTGGTCAAGGGCAACTTCCCGCTCGCCGTCTAACCCATCCTTCAAGGCCGGCGTATCGCCGGCCTCTTTTTTTCAGGAGGCAGTATGCACATCAAGGCTCTGTGGGGTTTCGTCGGCAACGCCGAACTGCTGGGCGCCGACTCTGCGAAGGTCAAGCGTGGACAGGAGTTCGAGAAGGCTGACGACGAGTATGCCCACACGCTGCTGGGCAAGGGCTTGGCGGTCGAGGTGGATGCCAATGGCAAGTCCCGATTGGCGAAGCCGAAGGAGACCAAGCCTGCGGCGCCCAAGGACGACAAGGCCGCTGCGGAGAAAGCTGCAGCAGCAAAGGAAGCCGCTGAGAAGGCTGAAGCTGAAAAAGCGGCTGCGGAGAAGGAAGCAGCGGACAAGGCCACTGCCGAGAAAGAAGCCGCTGACAAGGCTGCCGCCGAGAAAGCCGCAGCCGAGGCCAAGTAAATGCTAGACCTGGCCACCGTGAAGATGCACCTGCGGGTCGACGGCGACGAGGAAGACGCCTTGATCGGCGGCTACGTCGCTGCGGCCAAGGCCCATGTCGAGCAGCACTGCGACCGCAAGCTGGTAGAGACCGACCCGGTTGAGCCCGAGGAAATGGGGTTGACCGGCGATGTCGAGCAGGCTGTCCTGCTGTTGGTCGGTCACTGGTACGCCAATCGCGAGGCGGTTGCTGTGGGCACTATCGCCACGGCCATGCCGCTCGCCGTAGAAAGGCTGCTCTGGTACAGGAAGCGCTTCTGATGAAAGCCGGACCAATGCGGCACCGCTGTCGCCTCGAATATGAGGACCGGGTTCAAAACGACTCGGGTGGCTTTGATCTCGCCTGGTTGCCAGCTGGTGAGGTGTGGGCAGAAGTGGCCATGCCCACGGGAAGGATGTCGCCTGTGGCCGAGCAGATCGAGGCTGTCATCAGCGCTGAAATTCGCATTCGGCCTCGGTCGGACATTGCCGCCGGCTGGAGGCTGACTGAAAAGCGCACCGGCATCACCTACAAGGTCGAGGCTGCTCTAGTCAACAACGAACGGGACATGCTGCGGCTGCTGTGCTCCAGCGTCCCAAACCCATGAGGTGAATCATGAAAATTCAAGCACTGGGCCCGCTCACTGGGGCCTCCGGTGAGCGCGAGAAGGGTGAAATCTTCGTCGTGGAGAAGGCGTATGGCGATGGGCTGATCGCTCGCGGCTATGCGGTAGAGGTGACGGAAGCGGCACCGGCTGTGGAGAAACCTGCGAAGGCCGCCCAGGCCAAGGAGTGATCCATGGCGCGGCGCTCCAGCATTCGCGGCGACATCCGGTTGCGCCGGACGCTGCGCAACATCCACAAGACGATGGACAACGAACTGCAGCCCGCGATGCTGGAGGCTGCGAATCGCATCCTGGAAACCCAGCGGCAACTGATGCCAAAAGATACTGGGGCGGCGGCGGCGGCCTTGAAAGTCTACGTCTCACCGAGCGGTCTGGATGCCCAGATCGGCATCCGCGGCAAACGCGACAACAGGAAGTTCTTCTATCTGCGCTTCATCGAGTATGGAACCAAAGGCTACCTCGGCGGCAAGCGCGCCGGGGATCGCAACCGCAGGGCCACCAACAAAAGCGACGGCACGCACTTCTTTGGCAAGTACCCCGATATCCCGGCCAGGCCAGCTCACCCATGGCTACGCCCGTCGATGCAGGTAAACCGGGAGTACGTGATGGCGGATATCGAGGCGGCAGTTCGGCGCACGCTGCGCAAGGCAAGCCAGGGGGTAGGAAATGCCTGATCCTTCGCTGGCTCTGCAGAAGGCGATTTTCGCCAGGCTCCAGGCTGAGGTCAGCTGCCCGATCTACGACGGTGCGGGCCTCAACACGCCAAGGCCCTATGTTTCCATCGACCGCGAGATTTCGGTGAACACCAGCCCTATAGCGGGCCGGAAGCGGGAACAACGCCTGTTCTACCTGTCCGTCTGGTCAGACGCCGCCGGCCAGGCCGAGGTCAAGCGTATCAACGGCGAAGTCATCGCCGCGCTCGACGAGCGCCGCCTGCCGCTGGAGGTTGGCCGGGCTGTCTCTGTTCGGGTTGAGCAGTCTGACGCCCAGCGCGACGCCGACGGCATCACTTACCAGGGCTCGATCACGGTTCGCGTGATCACCACCCACTGAATCACCCACGGGCCGCGCCGCGGCTTTTATCCAATGTGCCTTTGGAGGAACCCCCATGGCCGAAGACAATTTGAACACAGCTGCCGGCTGCCGCTTCTCCATTGGCGGCAAGACCGGCGCCGACACCCAGACCGAGTACGAGGACGACACCTACGTGGAGGTCGGCGAAATCGAGGACCTGGGCGAGTTCGGCGACACCTTCAGCAGCGTAACCTTCACCTCGCTCAAGGATGGCCGGGTGCGCAAGTACAAGGGCACCGCCGATGCTGGCGACCTGACCCTGACCGTAGGTCTCGACAACGGCGACGCTGGTCAGAATGCCGTCAAGACTGCGCACAAGGATCGCAGCAAGGGCGACTACAACATCAAGATCACCCTCAATGACGGCGATCCTACCGCTACCCCGGCGATCAACCCCACCACGTTCTACATGCGCGGGAAGGTGATGAACAACACTGTCGCACCGGGTGCCGCCGACAACGTGGTCCGCCGCAACGTCACGATCGGCATCAACTCCGACATCCTCGAGTTGCTGCCGGCACCCGTCACCCCATAACCGAACCGGGGCTCCGGCCCCGGCCTCACTGGACTGAGCTATGAACAACACTCTGCACGGCACCATGACCGTGAAGTTGGGCGATGAAGAATTTACCCTGCGGCCCACTCTCAAGGCGGTGAGGGCGATCGAGAGCCGCTTCGGCGGTCTGCGCGGCGCATCTGGAGCCCTGCATGCAGTCGGCGTGGATGCGGTGGCCTTCATCATTGCCGCCGGCGCCGGCCTGGAAGGGAAGGCTGCCGAAGCGTTGCCCGAGAAGGTCTGGCAGGAAGGCGTGGCCGGGCTGACGCCGCTAGTCACCAAGTACCTTGGCGCTCTCTACAATCCGCGAGGCGTTGACCCGGGAAACGACCAGGCCGGGACGGCGTAAGCGCTGTCGAGGACGGCAGCTACGTCGACCGGCTTTATGGGATCGCCACCGGCTGGTTGGGTTGGGCGCCTGATGTGGCCTGGTCTACGCCGCTTCCTGAACTGTTCATGGCCATGGATGCCAGGATTGAATGGGCTCAGATGACCAACCTGTTCGGCAGCGGGAAGAAGCAGGGAGCGAAGGAGAAGCCAACTGCATCGAATGTCGCCGACAAGCTGAGGATGGCGCTGACGGGAAGACGGGCCAAATAGCGTTTGTTAGTCTTCCCTGTTCGAGTGCGAGGGAATGACCAATGCAGAAAATGATAGTGATGCTTCCTGCTTTTTTGTTGCTGGCAGCATGCGGGCAATCGGATGCGAAGAAGGCAGAAAGTGCAGCCGCAATGGCTGAGATAAGAAACCAGCGCGTTTCTAGGGAATTTGTGGGCGGAGTCTTAAAAGATCCAGGCAGCGCTGAGTTTCGTAATCAGCACGGTCTTTGTGGCGAGGTGAATTCCAAGAATTCGTTTGGGGGCTATGTTGGTTTCAGAAGATTCATCGCAGCAAGCAAGGAAATGGTAGTTTTCGAGAATGATGGCCGCATGAACCCAGGCGATTTTGAGACAGCCTGGTCGACGCACTGTCGTTAGTTTTCCGTTTTACCACCCGCTTCGGCGGGTTTTTTATTGCCCGGAGAAAAGGATGGCTGACCAACAAGTCCAAGGGATGCTTGTTCAGATCGAGGCGACGACCGCCCAGTTACGGCGTGAACTGGCGAGCGCCGATCAGCTGGTTTCCAAGACGAGTCATGCAATCGATCGCAACCTGGCGACCGTTGACTCCGCGTTTGATCGAGCGGGCGCTGCGGCTCAAGGCGCAGGGACACTCATGCGCGGGGCCTTTGCGGCGGTAGCGGGCGCTGGCCTGATTGGGGGCATCATCAAGCAGGTTGATGCCTACGGGCAGATGTCTGACCGGATGAGGGCGGCCGCAGGGAGCGCGGGCGAGTACCAAATGGTGCAAGAGCACCTAATGCAGACAGCACAGGAGACATACCGGCCACTCGCCGAGGCCCAAGAGCTATACATCCGTACCGCCGATGTGATGCGCGGCCTGGGATTCAACACGCAGCAGACGCTGGATATCACTGATAGTTTCAGCTTCCTCTTGGTGACGAACGCCGCGGCGGCTGATAAGGCTGGATCGGCACTAGACGCTTACTCGAAGGCGCTCCAGACCGGTAAGGTTGAAGTTGATGGATGGCAGTCGATTCAGGCAGCAATGCCGACCATCGTTGATGCAATAGCCAACGCTACTGGCAAGGGCGCCGATGAGGTTCGCAAGCTTGGTAGTGATGGGAAGCTGGCCCTTGAGGATATTAATACTGGGCTGCTGCAAACGGTGGAGGTCAACCGCAAAGCAGCGGCAGACATGTCCACAAGTGTTCAAGACGCTTTGAACAATATCAGCAATGCCACCGGCACCTTCCTGGGAAAACTTGAGGAGCAAACCGGAGCTGTTGCGGGGCTTTCCCAGTTCCTGGTCGTTCTGGCAGACAACGTTGATCTTGTAGCTGTGGCTATGGCCGGAGCCGGCGTTGCAGCTCTGACCACTTATGCGACGAAAGGCTACACAGCTGTTGCGGCGTTGCGCGCGCAGCACGCCGCTTCGCTCCAGGCCGCAAAATCGGCTCTTGTAGCGGCAGATGCGCAGAGGGTTTTTGCCCAGGCCCAGCTTCAAGAGGCCCAAGCCTCGGTGGCTGCGGCTAGCGGATTACAGCGACTTGCGCTGGTTCAAAGCCAGCTAATTCCGAAGCAGGCCGCGCTTTCCGCTTCAACTGAGGCGCTAGCCATCGCTCAGACCAACTTGACCCGTGCGACTACCACGGGCGGTTTGCTGGCGGCGCTGGGCGGGCCAATGGGGTTGGCGCTATTCGCTGGCACCGCCGCGGCCAGCCTATTATTGCTACGAGACAATGCCGATCAGGCCGGTGTCAGTCTCGACGACCTGCACAAACCCGTATCGCAGCTGCGCGATGAGTTCGCCAAGCTCAACAAGGACCAGCGTGAAGCGTCGTTGGTGAAGTGGCAGCAGGAGCAGATAACCTCAACTGACAAGGTCAAGGACGCCTATGGTGAACTGGCGCAGTCAATCCGCTCTGCCACCGTTACTGCACCTGTGCGCGACTCAGGCGGGCAGTACAACAAGCAGTTGGCCGATTATCAGTCGATCATCGATCGTCTGAATGAGGCGCGCACCAGCGGAGAGGGCCTTTCGCCCATCCTGCAGGAGGTCGGCAATCGCCTGCAGCTGCCACCGGCAACAGTCCAACAATGGATCACTCAGGCCGGCGCAGTTAGTGATGCGGATCAGCGCTCGGCAATGATCGCCGAAACGCTGCGGGTACTGACTGGCGTAACCGACCAGAACACCGTTTCGACGCAGGAAAACAACGCCGCTAAGTCCGGCATGAGCACCGCAGGCCAAACATACCTCGAAACTTTGCAGAAGCAGTTGGCCGGCCTGCAGGACAACGGCGACCAGATCAAGATCGCTAACCGCTACATTGCCGAACACACCGAGCTCACTGAAACGGATCGAGTTGCCATCCTGTCGGCGGCTGCGGCTGCCGAGGCCCAGAAGAAGGCCAATCAGGGCGCCAAGCAGGAAACGAAAGACGCCACCTCTGCGCAGACGAAGCTGAATCAGCAGTTGAAGGAAGCAGAGACCGCTTATCAGCAGTTGAAGAAGGCTTACGACCCTGTAGGCGCTGCGTCCGATGAGTTTCAGAAGCAGACCAAGAACCTTGATCTACTGCTGGCGCAGAAGAAAATCACCACCGAAGAGTACGGCAAAGCTGTTGGTGCGCTGGCCGAGCAGTTCAACACCGCGGTGCAGGCTTCGACTGGCCTCTCGCGAGCGATGAAATACCAGGCTGACCTAGAGCGTCAGTTGGCGATCGCTCAAGAGCAGGGTGATGCTGAAGCCGCAGCGGTAGGGATGGGCGACAAACGGGCTAGTCGCGCCAAGTCTCGCCTAGCGCTTGAGCAGGAGAACAACAACAAGATCCTGGCGCTGCGCGACGAGCTGGCCACAGCTTCGAACGAGAAGCAGCGGCAGGAACTGGAGAAACAGATCGCCCTGCGCCAGGAGTATGGCGCAAAGCTGGTGCAGGTTCAGGAAGAGACCTTCACCAAAATTGATGCGGCTCAGGCCGACTGGAGCAATGGAGCATCGGCAGCCTTCGAGAACTACCTCGACAGCGCAGCCGATGTCGCTGGCCAGACTCAGGAACTATTCACCAATGCGTTCAGCAACCTTGAGGATGGCATTGTCCAGTTCATCAAGACCGGTAAGGCGTCGTTCAAGGACTTCGCGGACGCAATCATCGAAGACCTGATCCGCATCCAGGTGCGCCAGGCGGCTGCTGGTTTCCTGAGTTCTGCGTTCAGCTTCCTCAGCGGCGGCAGCTCGGCGCTAGGCCAAGGAACCATGACCGGATTCAGTGAAGTCATTCCCAATGCCAAGGGCGGCGTTTATGACTCGCCCAGCTTGTCCTCGTTCTCCAACCAGGTGCACGACAGCCCGCAGATGTTCGCCTTTGCCAAGGGGGCGGGCATTTTCGCGGAGGCCGGGCCGGAGGCAATCATGCCGCTGGCACGAGGCCCGGATGGCTCGCTTGGGGTAGTATCCATGGGAGCGGGTGGAAGCAGCGGAGATCAGGCGCCAATCACCCTCGGCAACATCACCCAGCACTTCCACTTCAG